TCCGAGCCGCTCATGTACGAGCCGCGCATGTCCGAGCCGCTCATGTTCGAGTAGCTCAGGTTCGAGTAGCTCAGGTTCGAGTAGCGCATGTCCGAGCCGCTCAGGTTCGAGTAGCTCAGGTTCGAGTAGCTCAGGTTCGAGTAGCTCAGGTTCGAGTAGCTCAGGTTCGAGCCGCTCAGGTTCGAGTAGCTCAGGTTCGAGCCGCTCAGTTTCGAGTAGCTCAGGTCCAGGCCGCTCAGGTCCAGGCCGCTCAGGTCCGAGCGGCGCAGGTCCGAGCCGCCACGAACTGCGGCCTTTACTGCGTCGCGCAGCGACATGGCATCGGCCGCGTAGATCACGTCGCCGAACACGTTTCTGATCTCGAATTTCACGACGGATACCTCCACTCGCGATCGACCGCGCGAGCAATAGGTCCGTCGTCTGCTGCGAGGATTTGGAGGATGCGAGCCCGGAGCGCGCCGCGGAGCGATTCTCGTTCGGCGCCGGAATCCAGCAGCGCGAACAGAATTCCTGCGTCAAGCAGGTAGTTCCGCCCGCCCGCGTGGCAGACCTCGACGCCGTCGGCGAGGCCGTGCTCGTTGATGAATTCGAGGCACGCACCGGCATCGTGCAATAGCGCCCACGCCCGCTGCGCGATCTCGGCGCGGCGCGCGTCTGCGTACTCGGGAGTGCCCTGCCGGCGGCGCAGGTCGCGCAGGTCGTGTTGGTACTCGGCGTCGGTGATCTGGTCGTGCATGTCGGCCTCACTCGGCATCGATCAGCCGCTCGAACGTCTGCCGCGCGATCTCGTCGGCCCGCTCCTCAAGCGACACGTAGTCGATGTCGGGGTCGTCCGAGTAGACCTGCGGCCGGGCAGACGACCCAGAGGTCCTGTACTGGATCGTGAGGTCGATATCCGCGTCGTCGCCGAACTCCGCGCGGAACGCCTGCTCCAGCATCTCGCGGTAGCGCCGCGCGCGGGCGACGACCTGCTCGTCGGTCAGGGTCTCGGTGGCGTACACCAGATTGCCGTCGTTGATCGTGTAGCGGATGCGCATGGTGGTGGTGGTGGTGGTCATGTTTCTCTCCTGTGGTGTCTCTGCCGGCTGTGCCGCGCCGGCCCAGCCCCGTCTAGCCCGGGGTGCCCCCTGTTTCGCCCGGGACCGCTGCCGCTCTGGTGGTGAGCACCGTGGCGTACTTGCTGGCCACAGAACGAACGGTAAGCGAGTTGACCAGCCGTGTCAAGCGTTTTGCGCGTCCTGTTCGTCTGTGTCGGTGGCGAGATCCAATTCCAGATTATCGCGATCGATAAGGTGGCCGCTAGCCGCCGCCTCGTCAAGCTGGCCTCGATTCCGTAGATCGGGAATACCAGCATCTGACCTGCGAGCGCGACGCAGTAGCCGATCGCCACATTGGCGACCGACTCGACAGCGGACATGATGCGCGATTGACTGGCCATCAACGAACGGTAAAGTAGATTACGGGCATTCGTCAACCCCTTGACGGCTGGCGAATCGATGTCTATCCTGTTCGGCATGAAACTATCTGACGTGATCGAGTATTTCGGTGGTCGGCATGAGGACGTAGCCGAGGCACTCGGCATCTCGCGCGCGGCTGTGTCGATGTGGGCGGCCGCAGGCGAAATCCCGCTGCTCCGTCAGTACCAGATCGAGGTGGTCACAAAGCGCCGCCTGCGCGTCGCCGACGCGCATCGCCAGCCGAAGACGCCGGCCTAGCCTGACCACCGCGCCGGAGAACAACAATGGCAAAGGCGCAGCGCGGCACGCCGACACGCAAGCTCGGCATCGGCGAGGTCGGCGAGCGGATCATCCGCAGCATCGAGGCGGGCGCGCACCTCGACCACGAGTTGCGCAGACTGCTCAAGCCGCTCATCGCTGGCGATGCGTTCGTCGGCGCACTGCGCGGCCTCTGCCAGCAGCACTACGTTGTCAAGACCCGAGGCCGGTACGTCCTCGGACCGCGCGGCTATGCGTTTCTCGGTCGCTCACAACCGCAGCCGGCACCCGCTGGGTGGCAGGTCGGCGTCTACGTCCCGCCGGCCGGGCCGCCTCGGCGCGCGGGGTCGTGCTGGTTGCACATTCCGAGCTGTGAGTGCGGGCGGATCGTTGAGTACAAGGGGCATGTCTGAGCAGCTGACGATCGATGACGCCATCGAGACGTACCGGCGGACCCGGGGGCACGGGACGATTGGTGTCAAGTGGGAGAAAATGTAATGGAAAATACATCCGGAGTATTCACGCTAGAGGATGAGTCGTTTTCGCAGGCAGACATTGTTGCTGCGTTGACTGTTGAAATTCCAGAGCATCACAAGCTCGCGCGATCACTGGAGGAACTGAGTGACGTGCAACTCTCTACGGTGGCGACGATCGGCACGCCGAAATGCTTCCAGGACGAAAGGCAATATCGAATGTGGCGAGAGCTTGCGATCCAGTCGAAACTGGAATCGCTGCACGGATTTTGTACAGACTGCACGGCCGAATACAAGGCTCAGATGGTGATGAATGGCCGCTGTCAGTTTCCGAACACCATATTCGTGCGTGGTCACGGCATCCGAATTTTCTTCGTGCCGAAAAAGCGCACCAGTAAATCGGAGCGCGTGGCGTGACTCGTCCAATGCGCTGGTTCCGGATGTACTCCGAGGCCGTCGACGACGAAAAGCTGCGACTGCTGGCGTTCGAGGACCGATGGCATTTCGTTGCGATCCTGTGTTGCAAGGCTGCCGGTATCCTCGATGAGGGCGGCCGGCTGTTGCGGGCAAAGATCGCGGTCAAGCTGGGCGTGGATCGGGCCACGCTTGACGAGATCGTGCGTCGGCTCGCCGAGGTCGGGTTGATTGATTCGGCTACGCTTCAGCCGCTGCGTTGGGATGACCGGCAGTTCAAGTCCGACGACTCCACTGAGCGCGTCCGAGCGCACCGGGAACGCATGAAACGTTCCGGAAACGTTACTGTATCAGCCCAAGAGACAGAGACAGAGACAGAGACAGAGACAGAGACAGAGACAGAGACAGAGAGAGAGAACGCGCGCGCACGCACAAAGCCCCGCTCGCCTACCGGCTCGCGCATCCCTGACGATTTCCCGGCAGAATCGGAGCTGGATTGGTGCCGGGCCAGGCGGCCGGACCTGGACCCGGCGGAAACCGCAGCCAAGTTCCGCGACTACTGGATCGCAGTGCCCGCAGCCAGGGGCCGGAAAACAGACTGGCCTGCGACCTGGCGGAACTTCGTGCGAACGGAGCGCGTACCGCGAGGACCGCCGCGGAGATCCGCCGCCACCGAATCCTGCCTTGCATTGGCCGGCCTGCACCGCAACGAGATCATCGATGTCGACACACCACTCACTACCAGCCGCGTGGATTGAGCGACTGTTCGCCAGATTCGCGGCAACCTGGGGGGTGCAGCGGCTCGGCGCGATGTTCCCGGTGGAGACCCATGTCGAGACGAAGCGCATTTGGGCCGAGCAATTGGGGCGCTTCGAGGGCGAGACGATCTCGCGGGCGGTGCAGGCGGAAACCGACTCCGGCCGCGAGTGGCCGCCGAGTCTGGCGGAGTTCGTGGAGAGTTGCCGACAGGCGTCGCTCGGGCGAGTGTCGAGCCAGGGGTTTCCTGCGTTGCCGGCCCCTGCCGATCCGGCTGTTGGTCAGGCTGCGCTTGAGCCGCTGCGCGGTGCGGCCAGTGCGACCCGCGACCCGCTGCGGTGGGCGCGACACCCGCGGTCTGTGCACGCGGTCGTGCTGTTGATCCGCGGAGCGCAGCGCGATCGCCGCCTGCAGGAGATCCTGCGAGGCCACGTCGCGGACGCCGGGGAGCGCCTGCCGGACGACGGCTCGGCCGCTGTCCTGCTGGCCGTCGCGGCGCGCGAACCGTCGCTGGCCGAGGAAACGCTGTGACCGACCGACCCTGCTCAACCTGCGCACACTACCTGCCGCGAGATCACCCGCACCAGGACCGCGGCGGGCGGACCTATGCGGTCGATTGCTGTACGCACGAGCGGGTCCGCAACGGCCACGGGGTTCTGGCGATCGTCCTGGCGAGGCGGCCGGACGAGCGTTGCGGGCCGGACGGCGCGTTCTGGACGGCGAGAGCCGGCGTAAACAATGCCCGTAAACGGCCTTAATCGGGCGCTGGTGGCGCAAACGAAGGCGCGGAGGTATCCGGGGTGCTGATCGCCGAATTCTTCGTCCCAGGGCCGCCAATTGCCAAGGGCCGTCCCCGCGTTGCGTTGCGGGCCGGGCGGCCGGTCGCATACACCCCGGACCGGACGGTGCGCTACGAATCGACCGTCGCATTGATCGGGGCGCAGGCTATGGACGGGCGCTCTCCGATAGCGGAACCGGTGGAGTTGAGCGTGCGGGCGTTCTTCCCAATCCCGCAATCGTGGCCGAAGGCGCGGCGCGCGGCGGCGCTGGCCGGCGAGCTTGCGCACGCCTCGCGGCCCGATCTCGACAACGTGGTCAAGGCCGTCGCCGATGGACTGGCCGGCATCTGCTGGCCGGACGATGCGTCCGTCGTCGCCGTCCTGGCGGAGAAAACCTACTCCGAGACCCCGGGTGTCGCCGTCCGAGTTCGGATCTGGCAACCGGCTGCGTTGCTGGGCCGATGGGAGGCGTCATGCGTGAGCACCTGATCCGCGTTGGTCTGCGGCATTCTGACGAGATCCGAGGCGAGGTCGAAGCCGGAACCGCGGACCTGTACCGCGACGCCGAGGGCGAGATCTGGTGGGTCTGGACGCTGCGCGAAACCGACATCTAGTGAGCGATCACCTGATCCTGCCGCCCGAACTGCGCGAAACCGTGGACCGGCTCGCAAATTGGGGCCTATGGGCACGCGAGCGACGCGGTGCAGGACGCGCGCTGTCAGCGGAGGGCCGCTACCGAAGACCGGCATCCGACGATGATCCGCGGCGCACGCCAACGCCAGTCATCGACCCTTGGGATGCGCAGCGCGTCGACAAAGCACTTGCGCCGGCTACTGGAATGCCGCGGCGGCTCTCGGTCATACTCCGCGATCACTATGTATTCCACGCCGATTACCGAGCGACCTGTCGCCGGCTCGCAATACAGTGGCAGTCCTATCATCCAACTTTGCTACAAGCATTGCGCGCAGCAGACAATCGACTTGCGAAAAATGATAGGTTGCGCTAAAACCTCGCGCATCATCTCCGCGCCTCGCATTTGCGAGTGATCCGCCTGCCACACGGCAGGTCGGCGCGCCAGCAAAACATGCAGACTCTACGACCTCGCGCACCTGCGCGCGACCTCGCTCGTGCAAAGCAATTGCGTGATCACCCGGACTACCGGCTGCGCGGCACATCGAATCAACTTCGTCGTAAACGATTGTTCACGGCGCAACCCCTGTGCGTGCATTGCGAGGCAGTCGGACGCACAACGATTGCGACCGAGATCGATCACATCATCCCGATTGCAGCCGGCGGCGCAGACGCGGATCACAATCTGCAGCCGTTGTGCCACGACTGTCACGCGCGCAAGACCGCGACGGAGCGAGCGACGGGTAGGGGGTAAGAAAGCTCGCGGGCGCGAGGCTCGTTCACCTTGCGCCTACCCATTCGGACAAAAAAGTCCTGTTTGCACCATAGGAGGGCGGTCGCGATGACTGATTCCACGCTAAAGCGCCCGCGCAAGACTCCGGCGAAGCGATCGACGGTGAAACGCCAGCCGACTCCGGCAATGCTGCCGGCGGCACCTGGACAAGACCCATTGGAATTTCTGCTATCTGTGCAAAACGATCCGAATGCAGCGCCGGCATTGCGTGTGCGTGCTGCGGTCGCGGCGGCGCAATACATGCATACGCGGCGCGCTGATGGCGGGAAGAAGGAAGAACAGGAAGCGCGTGCGATCGAGTTGATGCAGGGCGGAAAGTTCGCGCTCTCGCGCCCGCCGTTGAAGCTGGTGAGCGGTGGCTGATGGTGCGTGGACAACTGCGCTGCCGGATTGGGAGCGGCGTGTCGTTGCTGGCGAATCGCTGATTCCGTTTGCGCCGCTGTTCCCGGCGGAGGCCGATAGCGCGCTTGCGGTGCTCGATGAGTTGCGCGTTGTGGACATGCCGGAGCAGCCGCGATTCGGTGAGATTGCGCGACCGTGGGTGCGCGAGTTTGCGGCGAGCGTGTTCGGCGCATATGACCCGGACGCTGGCCGGCGCTTGGTGCGTGAGTGGTTCTTGCTGATCTCGAAGAAGAACAGCAAGTCGACGACCGCCGGCTTGCTCATGCTCACGTTCCTGATTCGCAATTGGCGGCATGCTGGTGAGTTTGGAATTCTCGCGCCGACCGTCGAGGTCGCGAACAATGCGTTCAAGCCGGCCGCTGATGCGGTGAAGGCTGACGACGAGTTGCGCGAATTACTGCATGTGCAGGATCACATTCGCACGATCACGCATCGCGGAACGAAAGCCAAGCTCCAGGTGGTTGCTGCTGACAGCGAAACGATCGCTGGGAAAAAGTGGATCGTTACACTGGTTGATGAGCTGTGGCTGTTCGGCAAGTGGCCACGCGCCGAGGACATGCTGCGTGAGGCGATCGGTGGACTAGCGAGTCGGCCAGAAGGTTGCGTGATCTGGCTCACGACACAGAGCAGCGATCCACCGGCCGGAGTGTTCCGGCAAAAGCTGCAGTACGCGCGCAGCGTGCGCGACGGTGCGGTGAAAGACCCGCAATTCTGTCCGGTGCTCTACGAATTTCCGCCGACGATGGTCGAGGCGAAAGCGCATCGCGACCCGGCGAAGTTCTATGTGACGAATCCGAATCTCGGTGCATCGGTTGATGTCGAGTTTCTAGAGCGTGAGTTCGCGAAGGCCGAAGTCGCCGGCGAGGAATCCATGCGCGGATTCCTGGCAAAACATCTGAATATCGAGATCGGCCTGGCGTTGATGTCCGACCGTTGGGCCGGCGCGAACTTCTGGGAGCAGCAAGGTTCTGCGGATCTCACGCTTGACCAGTTGCTTGCACGATGCGAAGTCGTGACGATCGGTATCGACGGCGGCGGGCTGGACGATCTGCTCGGCTTGTCGGTGATTGGTCGCGACGCGCAGACGCACGCATGGTTGGCGTGGTCGCACGCATGGGCGCATCCGAGCGTCGTGCAACAGCGCGCATCCGAGGCGTCGCGGTTCCGCGACTTTGAACGCGACGGTGATTTGACGTTCGTGGATCGTATCGGCGATGACGTTGTGCAGGTCGTTGCAATTTGCCAGCGGATACACGAGGCGGGATTGCTCGACAAGATCGGTGTTGATCCGCACGGACTCGGCGGAATTCTAGATGCGCTCGTAGAAGCGAGCATTCCTCAGGATGCCGTGATCGGCATTCCGCAGGGTTGGAAATTGCAGAGCGCAATCAAAACCGTAGAACGCAAGCTCGCGTCCGGTGAATTGCATCACGGCGGTTCGGCACTGATGTCCTGGTGTGTCGGAAACGCGAAAGTCGAACCGCGAGGGAACGCAGTCATGATCACAAAGCAGGCTGCCGGTTACGCGAAGATCGACCCGTTAATGGCGCTGTTCGATGCCGCTGCGCTGATGTCGCTTAATCCTGCGCCGGCCGATCTTGCGCCGTTCCTCGGCGATCCGATCATCGCGTGATCATGGCCAAAGAACACAAAGTCGCGCGGCCGGGGCGCATCAAATCGGCGGTGCTGAACTGGCTCGGTTTTAGCCTGCGCGACATTGATCAATGGCGCGCGCTGTACGGCGGCGAGTCAGAGTCAGGCGAGCGTGTAACGATTGATCGTGCGCTGACGATACCAACGGTCATGGCGTGCGTACGTCTTGTGTCGCAAACAGTTGCGACGCTGCCGCTCGGTGTGTATGAGCGCACGCCAGCCGGCAGGACCGAAGTCGTTAATCATCCGGTCGCACGGTTGTTGTCAGTACGGCCGAATGCCGATCAAACGCCGACGGTGTATTGGGAAGGCATGGTTGCAGCCGCCCTGCTTTCTGGCAATGCGTTTGCAGAAAAGCGCACGGTCGGTGGGCGCGTCGTGTCGCTCGTGCCGCTGCATCCAGAGCGCGTCGCGTGGCGCAGGTCTCCGGCTGGTAGTTACGTGTTCGACTACATCGACGACGACGGGCGTCCGCGCGAGATTCCCGAAACAAACGTTTTTCACCTGCCAGGTTTCACGTTGCAATCGCGGTGGGGCATGTCGGCGATTCGCTACGGAATGGAGATGTACGGCGCCGCGCTTGCTGCGAATGGTGCGGCGGCACGCACATTCAAATCCGGGCTGCTGCCGACGGTCTATTACTCGATGGATCGTGTGCTTACGAAAGAGCAGCGCACGCAGTTTCGAGAAAATCTTCGCGAGCTAACAGGCGCGATGAACGCCGGCAAATCACCGTTGCTGGAAGGCGGGATGAAAGCCGGCACTATCGGCATCAATCCGTCCGATGCGCAACTACTTGAGTCTCGTTCGTTTTCGATCGAGGAAATTTGCCGATGGTTCGGCGTGCCAGCGGTCATGCTTTCTGCTGGTGACAAGGCGTCATCGTGGGCGTCATCGGCAGAGTCGTTGAACCGATGGTTCCTGCAGTACGGATTGCGACCGTTACTAAAACGGATAGAGCAGGAGATTGCGAAAAGCCTGTTCACCGCGGAAGAAGCATTGCGCTATTACGCCGAGTTTGCGGTCGAGGGATTGCTACGTGCGGATACCGCCGGCCGAAGCGCGTTCTACTCGACCGCGCTCCAGAACGGCTACATGTCGCGCAACGAGGTTCGGCGCTTGGAAAACCTGCCGCCGATTGATGGTGGCGACGTGTATACGGTGCAGGTCAATCTAATGCCGCTGGATCGGATCGGCGAGGAACCTGGAGTTGGCGAAAATGGCTGACGTATTGATTCCGATTGGCTCACCTATCGGTGGTGTTCAGATCGTCAAGCGTTTTCGCGACATGGGCGATGGCACTCATGCCGAGGTTATCCACGCAGTCATGGCGTGAGCCGAAACGAGGGTTGACTATGAAGATCGAGCACAAGACATTTCCGTTCGAGGTTAAGGCCGTAGAGAAAACCGGCGAGTTCTCCGGCTATCTATCGGTGTTTAACGTGCTCGACGCCTATCGAGACATTGTTGTTCCTGGTGCGTTCGCTGAATCGCTTGCCGAGTGGAACGCGAAAGGTCGCCTGCCGCCGGTGCTCTGGCAGCACATGTCAGTAGAGCCGATCGGGCCGTTTACGAAGATGCGCGAGGACACGAACGGCCTATACGTCGAAGGGCGAATGCTAGTCGAAGAAGTCGCGCGTGCGCGCGAGGCTCATGCGCTCGTTAAGCACAAGGTCGTATCCGGCATGTCGATCGGCTACGAAACGATTGGCGAGGAATGGGATAAGACCAATCGCATTCGCAAGCTCACCAAAATCAAACTTTGGGAAGGTTCGCTCGTCACATTTCCGGCGAACGAGGCCGCGCAGATCGACGCGGTTAAGTCGGCGCTGTGTAATGGCGACCTTCCCGATCTCAGGACATTCGAGAAATTCTTGCGTGAGGCAGGATTCTCGAAAACCCAGGCCGTCGCGATCGCCTCGCGCGGACTGTCGCATCTGCTGCGGAGTGAGTCTGCCAGCGAAACGGCGAACGAATTGGCCGACATTCTGGCCGCTCTCAAACAGACTTAGGGGTAAATGCGATGGACGTGAAAGACCAAATCCTCGGCGTTCTCAAGGAACACACCGAGGCGCTGACCGCGGCGATTGCTCGCAGCGATGCTGAGTTGAAGGAGCATGGCAAGGTTGCTGATGCGACAAAGAACGAGATCGCCGCGCTGTCCGAGAAGGGCCGCGCGATCGAGGCTCGGCTTGAGGCGCTGGAGCAGACGAGCGTGCGCGACACCGGGGGCAAACAGCAGCGCAAGTCGATTGGCCAGATTTGCACGGAGTCGGATCAGTTCAAAGAGTTCGCTTCGCGCAAGCAGAAAAAGGGGCAGTCTGCGCCGGTGGAACTCAAGGACATTACGAGCGACGCAGCTTCGGCCGGCGACGGAATCTGGTCTTATCGCGATCCCGAGCTGGTGTCGAATCCGTATCGCCCGCGAATGATCCGCACGCTGATTCCGACCGTGCCTGTCAACAGCAATCTGGTCGAGTGGGTGCAGACTAACGTCAGGACGAATCGTGCCGATGTCGTTTCGGAAGGTGGCGAGAAGCCGAAGTCCGAGTTGACGTATGACCGGAAGGAAACGCCGATTCGCAAAATCGCGCACTACTTCAAAACGTCAAGCGAAGTGCTGCAAGACTTCGCACGTCTGCGTGCGGAGATCGACTTCGAGGGCATGGAGATGCTGCGTCAGGTCGAGGAAGATCAGCTCATGTCGGGCGACGGAACCGGCATCAACATCCTGGGGCTGATTCCGCAGGCAACGAACTTCGACGTGTCGATGGTCGTGTCTGGCGACCAGCAAGTCGACGTGATCCGGCGTGCGATTCTGCAGGTGCGGCAATCGTTCTACTCTGCAACTGGTATCGTTTTGAATCCGGAAGATTGGGCGGCAATCGAGCTGCTCAAGGACATGGAGAATCGGTATCAGTTCAGCGTCGCGACGAGTGGCGCTCCGGCGCGGCTGTGGGGTCTGCCGGTTATCGAGTCGGACGCGCTGCCGCCTGGCGAATTTCTCGTCGGCGCGTTTGCGACTGCGGCATCGATCTTTGATCGGATGTCGGCGTCTGTGTTCCTGAGCACCGAGAACGAGGACGACTTCATCATGAACATGGTGTCGATTCTGTTCGAGGAGCGGATCGGGCTGGCGGTGAAGCGCCCGCTTGCGTTCGTGCATGGCAACGTGGACGGCACTTCGGGTTGATCGGTGGTTGATGGCAGGGTTGCGGGGCGACTTCGGTCGCCTCGCTTTTTTCTACCCTAGACAACGAAAACATGGACAAGGTTGCCATCGCAATGCGTGCGTTTCGGCGATCCGACACGCAGCAGTTTGTGCGCAACGGTCAAAAGATCGTCGCGCGTGACAGGTACATAGCAGAATTGGCGCGCGGCGGACTGGTGCGCGAAGTGGCGATGTTGCCTGATCCGCCGGAGCATAAACAACCAGATGCGCTTGGTCGCTGGCCAGGATCGGTCATCGTATGTATCGCGAGCGGCCCGAGTCTGACGATTGATGATGTCTCGCTCGTGGAGGAATGGCGCACCGCGCCCGTGCGCGAACCGCGCCGAGTGATCGTCGTCAACACGACGTACAAGGCCGCGCCGTGGGCTGACGTGCTGTATGCCTGCGACGCGGCATGGTGGAATCTGCACATTCAGGACGTACGCGAATCGTTCGCTGGCGAACCGTGGACGCTGCAAAACTTTGCAGCGAAGAAGCACCGGTTGCACGAGATGCCGAGTGACGCAAAACCTGGGCTTGGGCGCAAGGTCATGCACCTGGGCGGGAATAGCGGTTATCAAGCCGTAAACATGGCGTACCTTTTTGGTGCGCGCAGGATCATCCTGCTCGGCTACGACATGCAGCGTACCGGCGGGCGGTCGCATTGGCACGGCGACCATCCGAAGGGCCTGCGCAATACGTCGCCGTTCGCGAGTTGGATCGCTCGTTTCAAGGTGCTGGCGAAAGACTTGCGCGAGGCTGGCGTCGAGGCTGTGAACGCGACGCGCGAAACCGCGCTACTCGGATTTGAGCGCGTTGATTTGCGCGAGGCATTGCGGCTTTGTTGACGGTTTGCTGCTGGCTATGGGGCGGGCGCAACTATCAACCGGCGCACGTTAATGTACTGGCGTCGACGATGCGCCGTCACTTGGGCGCGCATCGGTTCGTTTGCATCAGCGATGAGTACGGATTCTCGTCTGATGTGGAAGTGTTGCCGATGCCGGATGCAGCGCTTGCGCTCGGTGAATTGTTGACGCCGGAAGGTGGCAGGTTTCCATCTTGCTATCGCAGACTATGGATGTTTTCTGATGAGGCGCGATGTCTCGGCGAGCGTGTGTTGCTTGTCGATATTGATCTCGTTGTCGTGCGCAGCATTCAGCATTTGGTCGATCGAGATGAGCCGTTCGTAGGCTGGCGTCCGATTGCAAACTGGGGGCCAGCGCAGCAAAAGCGGATCGGCGGCGGATTGTATTTGATGACGCCCGGCGCGCATCGCGAGGTGTTCGACGACTTCGCCGGAGAAGTGTCGATTGCGGCTGCGCGTGACGCTGGTTTTCGCGGGTCCGACCAGGCATGGATCAGCTACAAGCTCGCGGCCCGTGTGCCGGTGTATCCGATGAACTCTGGTATCTACAGCATTCGTGATTTGGCCAATGGGAAAAAACCGTTGCCGACTGATGCGTGCTTGGTGCAGTTCAACGGCGATGCAAAACCGTGGCATTCGAACCTATCCTGGGTGCGCAATCATTGGCGCTGATCACTGACGAATACTGCGCGCTCAATACTGAGATGCACCGCCGGCAGGCGCATTACGGTACAAGCGCGGCGAAACATGCGCGGCTAGTTTGCAAGGTCTTGCGCAAGGCAAAGGCGCGATCCATGCTTGACTACGGATGCGGCAAGGCGACATTGCGCAAGGTCGTTGCTGATGTCGTCGAGTATCGAGGATTCGACCCGGCGATTGCGGAATACGCGCACGCGCCAGAGCCCGCCGATGTGGTCGCCTGCATGGACGTAATGGAGCATGTGGAACCGCAATTCGTCGAGGCGGTTCTAGCCGCAGTCATCGGCCTAGCAGGTCGCGCGGCAATGTTCGTGATCTCGTGCGAAGTCGGCGGGCGGATTCTTGCCGATGGATTGCCGGCGCACCGCAGCGTTCATCCGCCGAGCTGGTGGTTGGATCGTCTCGGCGCTTATGGCCGGGTGGACATTCATCCGCCGGTTTCACCAACCGAAGAATTGGTGGCGGTCGTTTGGAAGTCGTAACCGTCATTCGGACGAATGGCGAGCGTACTGCGGCGGCTTGTGAGTGGTACGCAAAAAGACTGTTCGCGAACGTCCAGCCTATTCGCGTCGCGCCATTCGCCGAGGCGGTGCGCGAGTGCTTTCGCATTGGCATAGCGTCGCGTGCCGACTGGCTTGTGACGATCGACGCCGACTTGCTGGTGCTTGATGGGGCGCTGAATTTACTGCGGGTCGCAAAGCGCACGACCGGATGGCAGGTGCTAGGGCGCGTGCGTGATCGGTTGTACGGCGGCATTCGGCGCGGCGGCGTGCGCGTCTATCGTGTTGCGACACTTGATCGAGTCTTGCCGCTGGTGCGTGATGACGCGATCCGGCCCGAGGGTGATCTCGCTGGCATCGTGCCTGGTGTCGAGATGGTCGAGACGGTGACGGCCCTCCACGATTATGAGCAGTGGTACGCGGACCTGTATCGCAAGGGCGCTGCGCATCGGATCAAACATCCGAATTGGAATGTCGAGCGGTGGCGTAAATCGGAGGACCGCGATCTGCGCGTGGCTTATGCGGGATGGATCGGCAGCCCGATGCCATATCGCGAGAAGAAAGCATTTAGGGCGGACGAATGGCAAACGTACATGTTATCGATACGCCGGCAACCGAGTTGATCTCGCTCGAAGAAGCGCGGATGCACCTGTACCTGGACGCTGATGGATCGCCGCCGACGCATCCGCAAGACCCCCTGATCGAAACGTTCATTACTGCGGCGCGCGAGATTGCCGAGCGTCATTGTGACGCGCGGTTCGGTGCGTGGCAGCTAGAACTTCGGCAGGCAATGTTCGGCGTGACGATCGAATTGCCGGATGCGCCGGTAATTGCAGTCGATTCGATCGGGTATATCGATACGGACGGCGACGCACAAACGGTCGACGCTGAGGACTACGAACTTGCCGGCACGGCGACAGCGCCTGTAGTTCGTTTGGTATCCGGCGTGTCGTGGCCGACGGACGTTGCCAGTCAGAATGACGCGGTGCGTGTTCGGTACACCGCTGGCTATCAGGTCGGCAGCCCGCACACGTTGCCGGCCGCACTTAAGGCGGCGATGCTGTTGCTGGTCGGGCATCTGTACGTCAATCGCTCGGCAGTCGAGATCGGGACGATTGCGACGGAATTGCCGCTCGGCGTGTTCACGTTGCTGCAACCATATCGTCGCAACCTCGGAGTCTGAGCGGTGGCCGGCGGACGAATCAGAATCGGGCGGATGAATCGGCGGATCACGATTGCCGAAAAATTCGTGACGCGCGATGCGTTCGGTGGTGAGTCAATTGCGTGGCAATCCGTCGGGAGTTATTGGGCTGCGGTCTTGCCGATTCGCGGGCGCGAGTACGTTGCGATTCGTGACGCTGGTGCGGAGATCACGACGCGGTTTGTCATGCACTACCGGGCCGGAATCACGCCGGCTATGCGCATCGAGCATCAGGGCGCGCTGTACGACATCATAGATGTGATTGATCCTGAAGATGGCGGGCAATACCTGGAAATCATGGCGAGAGCCGAGGCTGTGCCGTCGTGACTATCACAGCGAAGATTGACATTCCAGACTTCCGTCGGCAATTGCGTGAAGTCGAATCGAGGATGCAAAAGCGCATCGCAGGCGGTGCGGCTCGCGCGGCTGCGATGGTGTTTGCAAAGGCCGCAAGAAATCGCGCTCCGAAATTGGAGCGACCTGTATTCGGCAAATCTCAGCGGATCCCTGGGGCGCTTAGGCGTGGCATCGTGGTTGCGCGCGGTCGCAGGAATACTGCGCGCGGTGCCGTGCGCTATTACATCAGTGTGCGTAGCGGAAAAAAATATGCACGACGCGGCAAAGGCGATCCGTTCTATTGGCGCTTTCTTGAGGCCGGATGGCATCCGCGAGGCCGAGGGCAAAAGCTGCGCGGCGGCAAACGGCTGCGTGCTCTCTTGCTAGATCGATCCATACAGGCCGGCGCGCGCAAGGTTCAGTATCCGTTCTTCCTGCCGGCGTTTCGCGCCGCCGGGCCTGATGCGCTCGCGGCGTTCAATCGGCGAATGAACGAAGGCATTGCCAAATTGCGGGACGTGCGATGAGCGCAGAAACGGTCTTGTATACGGCGCTATCGACGACGACGACGGTTGACTCGCTTGTAGATGGCCGCGTCTACCCGGACATTGCGCCACAAGATGCAAGCCTGCCGGCGATCGCATTCGAGCGCACCGGGACGGAATATATCAATACAATTCACGGCGATGCGATTGCGACGAAAGCGATGCTCGCAATCTACTGCATGGCCGAGACTCGCGCAGACGCCGAAGGCTTGTGCGATGTTGTAGCCGATGCTGTGCGTGCCGCTGATTTCACGACGATAGATCGGCGCGCTGAGTTCAATGCGGAGCAGGCGCTTTGGGCGACCGTGCTCGAAGTGCAGTTCTGGGAATAGGGGCGTCGTCCCTGATAGCAAGCCGCCATTCGGCGGCTTTTTCTTTTCTGCCGCGCCGCGGCGTTTTTCGGAGTAGTCAAAATGGCGAACGTCTCAAAGTGGGCAAAGGTTGCCGTCGATGTGGAGAGCACTGCGGCGGCTCCGGTTGCGATTGTCGGGATCTCGAAAGATAGTCCCGGCGTCGTAACGTTTCACGGCACTCTGCCGGATAACGGTGCGTATGTGCGCATCAATTCAAACGGCATGAGCCAGGTCGATGGCCGTGTGTTCCGCGTGGCGAATGGCGCATCCGGCTCGCCGGATTCGTTCGAGCTGGAAGGTGAGGACACGACCGACTTTGACGCGTTCGTTTCAGGAGAGTTCGAGGTTGTCACGTTCGGGCTGACCATGACGACGGCGCGCGGCCTGCAAGCAAGCGGTGGCGATTTCGATTTTATCGATATCACGACCATTCACGACAACATCCGCCGGCAGGTTCCTGGCGCGGCATCGCCCGCGACGTACCAGTTCGAGAACATCTGGGATATCGCGGATGCTGCGCTCGTCGGGCTGAAGCAGGCATCCGACAATCAAGACCTCCGCGCTGTGCGGTTTACGTTTGCCAATGGGCAGCGCGTCGTGTTCAATGGCTATGTCGGCGCTACGCTCCTGCCGGTCGGGCAGGCGCAAGACCTCGTGACGACTTCTGTTGTCGTGACGATGTTCGGTCGTCCGACGGTCTATGCGAGCTAATGGCACTGCGGCGCGGTGACATCCCGCCGCCGAGTTTTCCGCATGAGCCAGTGCATGTGGAATCGCTCGGCGGCGAGGTTGTCGTCTACGGACTCGGACTCGCTGACAAGCTCAGGTTCTCGACTTGGGATGGGCCGCGCTTTGCGCAACTATGCGAGGCGCTTGCGATCTGTGTGCGTGACGACGAAGGCGCGGCCATCTGGACATCGGAGCAATGGGACGCTTGGGGGTCGCTGCATGTTAAAGAAGCGCTCGATTTGTTCGGCGTGATCGAGCGACTCTCCGGTATGACTGAGGAACAAGTCTCAAAAAACTGAGTACCCCCGACGTTGATTTTGCGATGGTGCTGTGCGGCCATCTCGGGATGACGCTCGGGGAGTTGGGGCAGCGCATGAGCGCTCAGGAATTCGCGCTATGGTGCGCTCGTCATGCGCAGGTTCCTATTGGCGAAGTTCGCGATGATCTCAACACGGGCATTCTCGCCGCCCAGGTAACGAACATGGCCGGCAAGATTCTCAAGGGCAAGCCGACGAGTGCAAGCGACTTTATGCCATCTCTGAATCGTCCAAACGACGAACCTGACCCGCTCGAATTTTTCGGGAAGATGTAATGCCGATCCTGTCGATTGATGTAGAAGCGCGGCTGGCGCAGTTCACCGATGCGCTGAACAAGATGCAGCGCGATGCTGGCCGTGCTGCCGGGCAGATCGAGCGCGCGTTTGCTGGTGCCGGCAAGGCGCTGCGGTTTCTCGGCGTGGCATATATCGGCAGTCAGGTTATTGGCAGTGTGCGCGACACGGTTGACGAATTGGCTGAATTGAATGACGGCGCGACGGCGGCCGGCACGTCGGTCGAGTCATTGTCGTCGTTGCTCAATACGCTGCGTCCGACTGGTGTTGGCCTAGAACAAATCGTTGATCTAGCTGGTAAGATCACGCGGGCGATGAAGCAAGCCGAGGTTGCCACCTCGGATCAGGCGCGCGCGTTTGCTGCGCTCGGCGTTTCGTTTCGCAATGCCGACGGAAGTTTCCGAGGCGCAGATGACGTGCTGACGGACGTTGCGCGTGCGATGGCCGGGTTCGAGAGCGACGCGAACAAGGTGGCCGTCGCGCAGGCTCTCCTATCTAAGACTGGCGCGCAATACCTGCCGCTGCTCGGCGATCTCGCGTCTCGGCAACGCGAAGCGGCAAGCGCGACGAGTGAACAGGCTAGGGCTGCCGACGATCTCAAAGACCGGCTCGGAGAGATTGCGGATGCGTTTCGCATTCTGCGGGAGGAACTACTAGCGCCGATTGCGTCGCCGATGCTGAATCTCATTACGAGATTCATCGGTCTTTCGCGTGCCGGAATTCGTGACTTTGATCTTGTCGGTCAGATGTTCGATGATCCAAAAAATAGGGTCGTTGAATTGGAAGGCCGCGTAAGAGAACTAACGCGCATTCGTGAGCAGCTTGCGGAGAAAGGCGATCCGTCATTCTTGCAACGCGCATTCAACCCGGCATTGCGCACGCGCGAAGATATTGACCGCGAGTTGGTTGAAACAGCCGGCGAGATCGGCCGGTTGAATGCGCTGCAAGAACGGATTGATGTGTTGCGCGGCGGCGTGCAGGCGCAGTCATCCGGGAAATTGAGTTTTGCCGCTCCCGCGCAAGAGCCGAGAAAGGTGACTGCGGCGGCAGTTCGTGCGTTCGAGGACTTCGAGGCGAAGGTTAGCGGGATCGTCTCGCGCCTGGTGAGCGATGCACCAGTCGTCAAAGCGCGTGAGCTAGAAGTCGTCATCGAACGGCTTAACGGATTGCTGACGATTGGACTCGATCCGAAGGTGTATGCCGGCGCGCTCGAATCGGCGCTTGTTGATCTGACCAGCAACAGCGGAGATTCGGTTCGCGCTCTGGAGTTGCTAGACCGCGCGTTCTTCGATCTAGGATTGAGCGCCGAGGACTACGACAAAATCTTGCAGCGCATTTTCAATCGTAGCCCTGCCGATGGCGCAATAGGCGAGCGACAACTACGCGAATTGGCAGATGGTTGGCGCGATGCAATCGAGCCGATGCGTGTCTACATCCGGCAACTCGATGAAATAGCGAGACTTGAGTCGGCCGGGTTCTTGTCTCCTGATGCGGCGAAGCGTGCTCGACAAATTGTGCAGGACCGTGCGAATGCTGAGTTCGTCGGCGTTGACGACCAGACAAAACAACTATCCGACGCCGCGCGCGATCTAGGATTGTCGTTCACTTCGGCGTTCGAAGATGCAATTGTCGAAGGCAAGAACCTGCGCGACGTGTTGTCGTCGATCGAGCAGGACATCATTCGAATCATCGCGCGCAAGCTCGTTACCGAACCGCTGGCTAATGCAATCAGCGGTATTGCCGGAACACTGCTCGGCGGATTGTTCGGTGGCGGGAAAGCCGCGCCGATCAGCGCCAGTATCCCGACGTACATCAAAGCCACCGGCGGGATCGTAGGACCATCCGGCGACATGACGCTGCCGCGTGTGACGGCGTTTGCAAGCGGCGGCATCATGACGCAGCATGGCGCTGTAATGCTGCCTGGTCATTTGCGTTCGAGTCGAGGGGCATCGTTTGGCGGGGCGTCGTTGCCCATCGCATCGGCGTTTGCGGAAGGCGGAATCATGACGCCATTCGGCACGGTACCTTTGCGTACCTATGCGCGCGGTGGCGTGGCGACTTCTCCGCAGGCTGCGATCTTTGGTGAAGGTTCGATGCCGGAAGCGTATGTGCCGTTGCCGGATGGGCGCACGATTCCGGTCACGATGCAGGGCGGCAGCGGTGGCGGCGATGTGATCGTCAATATTGCGGCATCCGATGTCGAATCGTTCCGGCGCAGCGAAGCCCAGGTTAAGGCCCGCGTCGCCGGTTGGGCCGGCGGAGCAGGACGGTTCCGATGAGCTTCATCGACCAGCGATTTCCGGAGTCCTACGCTTACGGCGCAGTCGCGACTGACGATTGGCTAACCGAGATTGTCGTCACGCGGAACCGACGCGAATATCGCAATGCGCCTGTCGCAGACGTGCGTCGATCCTGGGATCTATCGACGACCGGCAAGACTGCCGAGCAGCGCGCCGGAATACATGATTACTTCCTTGCGATGCGCGGGCCGTTTCACATCTTTCCTTTTCGCGATCTGTTCGACTATCAGGCGCAGCGATCGGTCATCGGTGCCGGCGACGGTGCGGCTGACGATTTCCAGCTTGTTAAGGCGTACACCATCGGCGGCGAGACGTACTCGCGCACGATCACCAAGCCGGTTATTGCAAGCGTGCAGGTATGGGTCAACAACGTCGAGCAAGTGTCGGGCTGGACCGTTGATAGGGCGACTGGTGTTGTGTCCTTTACGTCGCCGCCGTCGAACGAGGCGGTTATTGAAGCGTCGTGTGAATTCGATGTTCCGGTGCGCTTCGCTGAATCTAGATTAGCGTGGCGTGCTCAGGCTCGCAGCGGTAGCGAGCTTTTCTTTTTCTGTGACGCGCTGACGCTAATCGAGGTGCTGGGCGAATGAGGACTGTTCCTGCTGGCATCCTCGCCGCTAAAGAGTCGCATTCGTCGCGACTGTGCAAGCTGTGGCGGATTGAGCGTATCGACGGTGCGGTGGTGCGTTATACGGATCACGACCAGGACATAACGATCGACGGAGAAGTCTTTGTAGCGACTGCGTTTTTCGATCCGTCGGCAATCAAAACCGGCCTCGATATGAGCGTGTCCGATCTCGAAGTGCTCGGCGCGCTAGACGTTGGCAGTGCGGATGATCTGCTGGCCGGCAAGTGGAACGGCGCGTCGTTTCTGATCGGTGAATGCCTTTGGGATGATCCAACGGCTGGTGTCGTGATCGACAAATTCGGATGGATCGGCAATATCAAAGAAGTTGGCAATCGGTTCGTCGCTGAGTTGCTCGGGCCTGAACGTATCCTGCAACGAGACATCATCCGCAGTTACACGCCCGGATGTAATGCGCTGCTTGGCGATGACCGTTGCGGAGTCGATCTCGCGCCGACCACGCAAACAGGAACGGTAGCCAGCGTTACGAACAATCGATTCTGGTCGGCAACAGGACTCGTGATTCCGAGTGGCGATCCTGGCGACTATTTTCAATTCGGAACGACGACGTTTATCAGCGGAGACAATGCCGGCCTGAGCATGGAGACGCGCTCCTGCGACGGTACATGGGTGCAGATGATGCTGCCGTTGCCGTTCGATGTTGCGGTCGGCGACCAGTTCACGATTACGCCGGGATGCAACAAGTCGCTAGGCGCGTGCCGTTTCAAGTTCGACAACGTGTTGAACTTTCGCGGCTTTCCGCACGTGCCGCAATCGGATGATGTTGTGAAGGGCATCGCGCGCACGGAAGTTGAAAACGTTGACGGCGGGATGATCTGGCCGACGCCCGACGACGGAGCTGGTTCGCCGTGAAGTTCGTCGCGCGCGAGCAATGGATCGCTGAGGTTCGCTCATGGATCGGCGTGCCGTGGAGGCATCAGGGCCGTAACCGGCATGGTGTCGATTGCATCGGATTGGTCATTTGCTCTGCTCACGCGCTCGGGCTGACGGACTTCGACTTTCGCGCGTATGGTCGTGTGCCGATGGACGATTTGTTAATGCGGCTTTGCGATGAGCAGATGGAACGACAGCACACAGCGGAGATTGGCGACGTGCTGCTGATGCGTCTGCGCCGCCTGCCGCAGCATTTTGCTGTGCTCGTCGAGCCGCGCCGCATCGTTCACGCGCGCGGCGAGGATGGTCGCGTTGTCGAGACGACGTTACCGGACGCCTGGGTGCGGCGCATTGCCGGCGTCTACACAGTGCCAGGGGTTGTGTAGTGGCACAGCTCGTCATCGCTGCGGCCGGGGCGGCCATCGGGCAGAGCGTGGCAACGGCTGCCGGCGCTGCTGCTGGCGCGACGTTCCTCGGGATGACGGGCGCCGGCTGGGGCTGGATGGTTGGCTCGGTCGCTGCGTCATTGCTGCTGCAAACAAAACAGCGCGGTCCTTCGATTGGCGACGGTAAATTCACGTCGTCGGTCTACGGCCAGCCGATACCGCTCAACTACGGCACGATGCGCCACGCTACGCAAATTGTCTGGTGGAGTGGTTTGCAGATTCGCACCGAGCAAGTCGGCGGCAAAGGCGGCGGCGGCGCAGAGATGGAAGTCTCGCGCATGAACCTGCTGCTCGCTGTTTGCGAGGGGCCGCAGGCCGGCATCCTGCGCGTGTGGGCGAATGGCAGGTTGATCGCGCGCTGGAATGGTGCAACGTGGCTACTCGATCAGGAGGCGCTGCCAGCCGGCGAGGTGCGTGTCTATCTCGGAACGGAAACGCAATTACCCGATCCGACGTATGAGGCTGCGGTCGAACCTGAGAATGCTGTTGCGTATCGCGGCACGGTCATGCTCGCGATCGACAACCTGGAGGGCATCCAGTTCGGGCACCGACCGCCGACGATCGAGGTTGAAGTCGCGCAAGACCTTACCGGGATGAGCTGCCCGGTAGCGCCGATTCGCAAAACCGAAGTGCAGCAGGACGGCGCATTTATCGGGCAGACGGTTGCGCATTCGCATGGATCGAATTCGACTGCGCTCGATGTCGCAAACAAACTGCTCTATGTCGCGACCGAGGGCGACGGCACGACGCGACAACTAGAAATCTACGATGTTAGCGGCGATGTGCCGGTATTTCGGTCGGCGCTTGCGTTCCCGCTCTGGCAGTTTTCTGGCGGCGATGTCGGCATCGGTGGTATCGGGTTTGATCCAGAGAACGGCTTGGTGCGCGTTGCATTTGGCGGGCTGCGTATCTCGACGTACTACACCGCGCCGATCGAATACATCTACGACGGACAAACGCTGCACGCATCGCGTGCGTTGATGGCGGGCGCATGGGGTAATTACCCGACGACTGGCGAGCGCGGCGGCTCTGGTGCGCTCTATGAGGTGCTTTACTCGATCTATCCGAATGACGGATACGATGGAATACCAGGCGTTACGCTGCGCGGCGAAGCGGGTTGGTGGACGCAGGCCACGGCGATCATCGGATATCGTCGTTCGCGTCTGGTCAACGGCGAACAAACACCGTTCTATGGCTACGCATGGCATGTTGACGACAACGAGGGTCGTGTCGGCAGGATCGCGGATGTTGTCTACGTTCCTTTAGACAACGACTTATATGGTGGCGGCGGATATAACATCGCGTTTTCGTGGCAGACATGGACCGGGTGGTTTGATGACGGCGGCGGTGCAACGCAACTGACCGGCGCTACAGGCTCAGACACGACGCAGCGCGATCTATCGCTCGTCTATGCACCTAGCCGCGAATCGGTCTACGTTGTGACGCGGTTCAGCGGCATTGCGTCCGTCGACGTATCAACGTCAGGCAATCCGCAAGCAATGGCAACCGGGCTTACCGCATACCCGACCGGGCTCGGATTCGATCCAACGTTTGCTGTCTGGAATGAATTGGCCGATGGACTTGTAGTCGGATTCTCCGGCGGCTCGGTGCTCTACATGGCGTTGCTCGATCCCGACACGCTGGAAATTCTCGTTGGGCCATGCACATACGAAGGCGACGACTACGCAGGTCGATATATTCGCGCGCCGAAGGATCTCGGCAACGGGCGCTTCACTGCGCTGATTGACGAACCAGGCGGACGCGAAACGGTAGCGATTATCGAGTCGCCAGGCGGTGCGGTGCGCGGCGCTGCTGTCACGCTGCGCTCGATCGTCGAAGATATTTGCGATCGTGCCGGCCTGCCGTCCGTCAATCTCGACGCAACGGCCGGAACCGATCTCGTGCCGGGCTTCAAGGTCGCACGACAAACGAGCGCGCGCGCCGCCATTGAGTCGTTGCGGCCGATGTACTTTTTCGACATGCCGGAGGTTGGTGAGAAACTCCGACTCGTCAAGCGCGGCGCCGCAGCAGTCAAGATCATCGATGCTGGCGATCTTGGCGCAGCGACGTTCGAACTAACAGCATCGGATGCTGCGCCAGCGTATGAGATGGTGCACACCGAGGACATGGAGGTTCCGCGTCGCTTGGAACTTACGTTCGTTGATGTCGATGCCGACTATGATCCCGGCGTCCAAGCCGCCGAGCGCAATATCGGATCGTCGATTGCCCCGCTAACGATCGAGGTTCCGGTAGCGTGCGATGCGCAGGTCGGCGCGATCGCAGCCTGGGTGAATCTGATGCTGGCGCACGCAAGCCGCAGCACGATTCGCTTCGCGTTGCCGCATAGTTACGACGAGTTGGTCCCTGGCGATTGCGTCATGCTGCCGCACACAAGCGGGCGCATGATGCGTGTTCGGATCGAAAAAATTACGCGAGCACGACCGCTGCTGGAATGCGAAGGCGTGCCCGACGAGGACTCGATCTATGTAGATGTGTTTGGATGGTCGCCGCGGTATCAAGGGCCGAGGCAGGGCGGCATCGGTGAGATTGCGTTCACCGACATGATCCTGATGGACGTGCCGCCACTGCGTGATTCCGACGACGTGCTCATCATGTATTCGGCATTCGGTCGCGACACGCGCACGAAAGCTTGGGCTGGTGCAGGGTTCTTCAAATCGCTGGACGGCGGCTCGAATTATTCGGTGGTGCACTGGGTTAATGCCGAGTCGGTATATGGGCGCACGATCAACGCGCTGGGTGATTGGACGGTCGGCAATACGTTCGATACAGCTAACACGCTCGATATCGTGCTGACCAACGGCAGCCTATCAACAGTGAGTGACTTCGCAGTCTATAACGGAGCCAACCTCGCTGCGGTGCAAACGCCGACCGGGATCGAGATTATCCAATTCGCGAATGCCGAACTGGTCGGCGATAACATTTGGCGTATCTCGCGCATCCTGCGAGGCAGGAAAGGCACTGAGCGATTCACTGGCACGCATGTGCCCTGGGAACCGTTCGCGCTGTTGTCTGTCATGACGACCTACAACACGCTCATGCCAATGGGCGAGATCAATCTATTGCGGCATTACAAAGCGGTGTCTAATGGCAAGGCGCTCGATGATGCATTGGAAATTCCGTTGGTGCTAGAGGGCAATTCGATCAAGCCGCTGTCGCCGATCAACATTGTTGGCGAGTGGGGCGGAGGCGACGTTGACATTACATGGACGCGGCGCGCTCGAATCAATGCCGAATGGAAAGACACCTACGATGTGCCGCTCGATGAGCCGACGGAATCGTATGAAATCGACATCATGGACGGCGCGACAGTTGTTCGCACATTGACCGCGAGCGTGCCGACGGTGACGTACACGGCGGCACAGCAAACAACCGATTTCGGTTTGCCGCAATCCGCCGGCACGGTTAGCGTGCGCATCTATCAGATGAGCGCGCGCATCGGTCGCGGACACTCAGGGACGGCCACAGTATGAGCACGACAAACCTCGGCATTACGCTGATTGACGAGCAGCAAACGCAAAAGGCGACCGCGTGTAATGTTGCGATTCAGGCTCTTGAGAATGCGATCACAGAGTCGGACGATTTCGCGTGCGACAACGGTAGCAATACCGTATCGAGCGCAGTTTTTCGCGGCAATGCACGATTGATGTTGACGGCCGGTACGTTGTCGGCGGATTTCGTCGTTGCGCTGCCGGCGCTGCATGGCTGGAAGCTAGTCACGAATGACACTAGCTACGATGCGACCGTCGTGTGCGCTGGTGCCGGCACTGGCGCATCAGAGGCAGAGGTCGCTGCGGGCGCGACGGCAATTGTGTATTGCGACGGCTCGGAAGTCGTCGGCGTATCTGGAAGCGGCGGCGGATTGCAGGCTATCCCTGTTGCCGTCTCGGACGAGACGACACCGCTGACGACCGGCGGCGACAAGATCACGTTTCGGATGCCATTTGCATTTACGCTAGTGGCAGTGCGCGCATCGGTGACGACAGCGCCGACCGGCTCGGCGATTCAAGTGGACATCAACGAGGGAGGCGCGTCGATCTTGTCAACGAAGCTGACGATTGATGCAACCACGAAAACGTCAACGACAGCAGGGACACCTGCGGTGATTTCCGATGCGTCGCTGGCCGACGATGCGGAGATCACGATTGACATTGACCAGGTTGGGTCGACGATTGCAGGTGCGGGCCTCAAAGTGTATTTGATCGGAGTGCCGGCGTGACGCTTCTAAATCCGTTTCGGTTCGGTGCTGAAACCGATCCGTATTGGGATCAGACTGTTTCATTGCTGCATTTCAACGGCTCGGACGCCAGCACGACATTCACTGACGAGAGCGGCAAGACATGGACCGTCAACGGTAACGCACAGATCGACACAGCGCAGAGCAAATTCGGCGGCGCGAGTGGATTGTTCGATGGCAACGGCGATTACCTGAGCGTTGGCGCAGATTCAGATTTCGATTTCGGCACGGGCGACTTCACCATCGAATGCTGGCTCAGGCGCAATTCATTCACGCAACACTATCAGGGTATTCTCGCATCAGGGTTTAAGAGTTATGCATCTGGGGCAAATACGTTTCTCGCATTCGGAAATAATAGCGCAGTCAACGTGAATCACCGGCAGCGGGTTGCACTTGGCGGATACGATCTTGACCAGGCCGGAGCAAACATTCTGACGGCGCAATTGTCATTGAATGTTTGGTATCACGTTGCCGCAACACGCGCAGGCAATACGCTGCGCGTGTTCTTGAATGGCAATCTCGAAGCGCAAAGCACATACGCTGGGGCGCTGAACTTCAACGTGAACGACGAGACGCGCATCGGATCAAATCGTTGGGATGGTTCAAATGGTTATCTGAACGGCTGGCTCGATGATTTGCGCGTAACGAAGGGCGCGGCGCGATACACACGCTCATTCGTGCCGCGCGGTAGTCCGTATCCCGACTCCTGATTGTCTTGCGACGAGAGGATGATGATGGCGACAGAAGAAGCAATGAACGACCGCCCGCGTCATTGGCACTTAGACAAGCGTCTAAACGTATCGCACCTGCTGACGACGGTTGCGCTCGCGACCGGCATGATCGGATGGGGCGCGGCGATGGATCGGCGCGTGGCGATCCTTGAGGAACGCGCCGCCGCACAACGCAACATTGACGATCGTCAAGACGCCGAGTTGCTACGTGCACATCTGATGTTGAAGGAAGAAATTCGTGGCGTGCGAGACGAGTTGCGCGACCAGTCAAAGAAATTAGACCGACTCATAGAGCGATTGCCAAATCACACAACCAGGAGCAGCGTCCCATGAAAAACTTCCTCCGCGAATGTGCCGACGCCGGACTGTGCAGAATGTGGCCGTGGCTCATCGTCGCTGTTGTCACGCTCGCTGCGATCTACGTGATCGCGCCGCAGCAAGTGTCGGTCGTGTTGGCGAAATTCAATTTGCTAGCGCTCGGCGCGTGGCTCGGCTATTGGGTGGACCGCATCGCGTTCCCGTACGCGCGTCCTCACGAAGCGAAGCCGGCTCATGTTGACGTGGCGCAGCTACGGCGCGCTCTCATCATTGCCGCGGCAATGGTTGCGATGGCGCTTGCGCTATGAAGCACATCTACGTTCTAGAGGTGTACCAGGGCCGAGGGCGCGGGTGGTACTGGCGCATGAAATCCGGCAACGGGCTTACGATCGCCGACGGTGCCGAAGGTTACTCGACCGCGAGCAATGCGATGCGTGCCGCACGACGACTCGTCGAGATCATGCGCGAAGTCGGAGCCGGAACGATTGGAGTTGATATCCGAACCGTGGAGTGAGGTGCGCGATGGACTGGCACATGATCTATCTGATGCGCTCTCGGATGCGGATGCGTGCGCTGCGTGTGCGCGTGTGGCCGCACTTCCTTGCCGGCATGGTCGCGGCGATGATTGTCGTGATTCTGCTCGCCGGCACCGCGCTCGCGCAGGAGATCCCGCGCGACGCTTACGAACATCGGCGCGACCTGATGCGCTCGTGGCGGCATGTGTGGGGGCTGACCGCGCCGACTTCTACGGCGGCCGCGCAGATTCACCAGGAGTCGGCATGGCGACCGGATGCACGGTCGTTTGCCGGCGCGCAGGGACTTGCGCAATTCATGCCGCGCACCGCGGACTGGATAGGCGCGATTGATCCGGAGCTATCCGCGCCCGCGCCCTACGACCCGCGCTGGGCGCTGCGTGCGCAGGCGCGTTACATGCGTCATCTGTATGAGCGCATAGCCGGCGCGCTCGACGATTGCGAGCGCATGGCGTTTGCGCTCTCCGCGTACAACGGCGGGCTTGGCTGGGTGCAGCGTCGCCGAGCGGCAGCACCCGATCCGAGCCGATGTATCGACGCGGCTTGCACGATCAATCCGGGGATCACCGCTGGAAACCAGCGGGAAAACGAACGGTATAGCTGGCGCATCCTGGTGTTGATCGAGCCGGTCTATTACGCGCACGGCTGGGGGCCGGCAACATGCCTAGCCTGATTGCCCTGCTAGTCGCCGTGATCGTCGCTGCCGGCGGCGCGTGGTACATGCGCGCGACCGGCGACACGGCCGGCTACGAGCGCCGCGGCCTCGAATGCCGGGCCGAGCTCGCCGCGATCGACCGCGAGCGAGTCGCCGCCGAGCGCGAGGCGCAGTCGTGGCGCGAACGAGGCCGCACGCTCGCGGACCAGTTGGCAGCGCAGGCGGAAGAACACCGCGCGGCGCTCGCGGAAACGAGTAGGAGGATGCGAGATGAAATTGATCGACGCGCGCGTGCGCATCGTGTTGCTCTCGACGGCGCTCTTGTCCGCCTGCTCAACGAGCGGGCCGTCATTCGTGAGCGGACCGGCGACGATCGTGCGCCCGGCACCGCCGCCCCCGAGTCTGCTTCAACCGATGCCGCCGCTCCCGCTGCTGGTGATCGACCTGCCGGAGGGGGCGCGTCCGAGCGATCGGTAGCGCGCTGGATCGCTACGGCGGGCGAGATGTACGAAACCTGTAGGACACGGCTCCATGCGTTACAGGGCTGGGCGCGCGGAGTCTCCACCTCGACAGCCGACTAGGAGACAGCAATGACGTATGTAG